TCCCATCGGAGTTGGTAAAATCTTCAATTTACCATAACCGTTTGGTCCATCCATCCACATTTCTGTGACCATATGACACACACGATCAAGGTTGATATTAAGTCCTTCCGGATGATCGACTTCGCCTAATACTGAGTAACCACCAGTTATCTGCTCATTGAGCGTGGTGACAGCCCTGCCAATTTCTTCTACGGGATAAACACGCTGGTTAGCGTTCTTAACGCCGCCTTGAATGCAAATACCTTTCATGTAAAGGTCTTTACCCTCATTAGCAGACTCAACGACCATTTTAGCCTGGTCAAAACTTAGATTTTCACGAAGTTGAAACATCTATCAGTCCTTACTTACTTGCCGCCAATAATTGATTTTTTATTAGCTGCGTTCTCTGGCTTGCCCTTTTTCTCAGCGCCGTGGCCAGGTTCTGTTTTAGTGCCTGATTTAGCACTTGTACCGCCTGGAACATTTCTATTCCCTGCGTTATCTTCTTTTGGGTTTTGGTCATTTAGTGCAGAACCTTTTACTTTTGATCCTTTACCTACTTCACCGTCGTTTGCTGTATCGCCTGCAACGATATTTGAAGCTGTACCGCCCATATCATTTTTACCTGCAACTACTGATTTAGCATTTGCACCGTTGTCGCCTTTTTTTGGCTCTTCTGCCATTTTGTTTGCATACTCACGCATGATTTCACCGGCTGACATTTTTGATTCGTCCATGTCTTTAGCTGCATCGCCATACTTCTTTTCAAATGCTGCTTTTGACATGTTTTCTTTGTCTTTGATCATCTGATCTTTATGACCACCTTCTTCAAGTTCAGTGTCGTCTGACTCATCAACTTCTTCGTCGGTTGCTTCAAATGCATAACCTTCTTCTGGCTCTTCGTCGCCTGGCTCTTCGTCGCCTGGCTCTTCGTCGCCCATCATTTTTTCAAATTCTGCTTTTAGTGCGTCAAGTGCATCTTCTAGGTCTGACATAGCTGCTTCTGGGCCTTCTTCGCCTTCGTCATCCATATCACCTTCTTCGTCGTCACCGCCGTCCATGTCTGCTGCAATGTCGCCAATCATGCCGTCAGTTTCGTCGCCGCCCATTTCTGGTGCGTCTAATTCGTCTAGACCAAACATTTCGTCTAGGTCATCATCTTCCGACTCGTCTAAGTCGTCATCATCTGACTCGTCTAGGTCTTCGTCATCTGACTCGTCAACTTCTTCATCAGTTGCTTCGTCTAGATCGTCGTCATCTGACTCTTCAACTTCTTCGTCATCAGATTCAATGATGTTTTGATAAATTTCTCGTGATTTTTCTACCACGATCTCATGGAATAGCTCTTCTGCGCCGTCTTTGTCTTCATTAACAAGACGCTCGAGCATTTCCTCAAACTTTTTAAGATCAGTCATGATTATCTCCTTCTATGTCAAGGCTGTCAGTTATATTTACACTTTATAGAAAAAAGTACACCGAAATAGGCTCAAACGAGCCCATTTAGTGAAATTTTAAGAAAGATTGAATTGTTTTTTAAATTCTTTCACAGTAATATGTGATAGATTTTCTAATCCTTCTAAATTGTCTGGTAGAAAAAACTCCTTGTCTTCTACAACTCTGATATATTTAGTTCTTCGATTTTGTCGTAATATAGTCATAGTTTGACGAGACCAGTTTCCAAAGTATGTTGCTCTGTCATTTTTATTTTTGTAATTTGGTGTGCCTGCAAAAATATTATTTACAATTTCGTGTTTTTTACCAGTACCCTGATAATCAAATCCTAAAATATAAACAATATCATTTTCGTGACTGCTTGCTAGGTGCAATGCAGTAGGCCCACTGCTCCAACCTAAATTAGGATTAAAAAGGTTTAATCCTGGAATACTTCGGGTATACTTGTTAGGGTTTGTCCATACATTTCCGTGCTTTAAATGATAGTTTTTTGAACTTATTTCTCTGATCATTTTTGTATCAACTGCAATCAAATAGTCAGGATCGAAATCTCTGTACACTGCATTGCAAGCATAAATTCTACCATGTGGACGAATTTCTGTTAATGAGATACTGTCTCTACTTGTACCATTGCCACACACAAACGCTGTGCGACCTGTAATCATACTAGGACGTTCTCTTAACTCAGTTAATTCTACTTGATCTTGCTGGGCTTTTTGTAATCGTTTTCTGGCTTTGCGTTGTTCTTTAGTTTCACCAGGAATGTACTTTTTTACCACTTAAAACTCCTATTATACCGCTGCCTCTTCTGCGTTTGCTTGAATGCCATACATTTGTCTAATATGAATTAAATCTTTTTGAGACTCTTTTCTATGCATGTCATCTGCCCTGCGAGCTTTGTTAATATCTTTAAGTGTTAATTTTGTTTTGCGAGTGTCATTCATACTCACAACAGATTCGTCGTCTTCAGCATTGTAACGCTGATCCTCAATCGGTTCCATTGTTTCTTTATCAAAATAATATAGTTCTCTCAAAATCATATTGTATTTATGCTATAGGCTCTGCCTCAGCACCTCCTCCTACTGGTGATGTTTCTGCTCCTGCTGTAACATCATCATCACCTTCCAACTCGTCGCCTTGTGTATCATCAAGGTCGCCTGAAATATCTGCTCCAGAAATGCCTGCATCTCTTAACTGACTTGAAGGATCCTGTCCGGGCATTTGCAGTAGTTCGTCATTCTCTTCACGCCATTGTCTTTCGTTTTCTGCAATTTCTTCTTTGCTCAATCCAAGGAATCTGCTTAATGCAAATCTATTTGAAATAAACGGAATCTGTTGCATTTGAGTAAACGTACTAATTCTATTGCCGTCTAGTTCTGCTTGACGATAACTTGCAAAGTTTTGCGGCGGCTGTAGTCTCAAGTCAAATAAACTTGAATCAATGTTTACACCCTTTTTGTCAAGATACAGTTTAAATTCTTTGTTGAACATTTCTGTAATTAGACTTTGTAGTCTTTCACAATAATTGTTAAATCTTAACTCTTGAATATATGCTGTACCTACTCGCCCATCATTATACTGACTTGCGCTGTCGTCTGCACCAGTTGGCAAGTATGAACTAGGTATGCGTAGACCACGAACTAACTTGTTGGTAAAATATCTAAGGTCGTCAATCTCGCCTAAGTTTGTACCGCCTGGAAGTGTTTCAACTTTTGATCCTCTACCTTCAGCAGTTTGTGGAAAGAAGTAGTCTTCGTTGATTGACAGCGGATTATAACTACTGTCTACAACAGTTTGACCTCCGCCTGTCTTGGATGGGATGCGTCTTTGATGTATTTCCGTTTTGACACGCTCCACAAATTGCATAGCAAGGTGTGATGGCATGTTGCCCACATCAACGTAGAATACTCTGCGCTCTGGCGCACGTTGTACTCGATAGATAATAATAGCATCTTCGAGTAATTCTTTTTGTTTGTATACTTTGAAAATACTTTCCAACAAACTTTGACCAAAAGGAAAGTTTTGATCTAACCCTTCACTCATACTAATATGAACAACATGTTCTGCATCAACAGCAGTTTCATTTGATTCGTTGCCCCAACGACTAGTACCTGAATCAGGAGTTCTTCCTGTCATGTATTTTTGATCTAGTGTTTGATAACCTGGTTGATTTCCACCTGGTCCGTATGCAGTGTTTGTATTGATTTTAGTTGCACTCAATCCTTCATATGCAATGTTCAAGTCTTTGACAATGTACTGCTCTGGACGTTTGCCTTCGCTTTCGTTTACAATTACTTTGGTGACATTTGCAGGATCAACATGAAACCACTTTTGTGTTTCAGGATCTCTAATAAAAAACTGATCGCCATATTTGAATGTATTTCTAACAATTTTAAAGATGCGTTTTTCAAATTCTTGAATTTTACACCATTGCTTGAGAAACTCGCCTAAAATAGAAACTTCACTGTTGGTTGCACTTTTGTTGAATTCAATTTTAAAAGGTGTTTGATTTTCTTTGTTTTTTTGCGAACAAAACTCTGCAAGAATATCTAATGCAGCATTTACTTCACTGTCGTTGTCCATTGTGTTGTATTGGCCATAGCGCTCAATGCGATTAGGCGAACCAACATAAACATCAGGCAAGTGCGAACTGTAGTTTGCAGCAGCAGGACCTACTCCGGTGCCTTGGCTGAAACTAAACGGAGAATAACTACCGTTTACATTTGTATTTGTTGGAACTGGTGTAAAATATTTTTTCCAACTCATTATGCCATTCCTCTATAAAAATCGTTTGTCATGCCTCTTAAACCTTTTGCAGTTCTATCACTGATTTGGTTGCCCTGCGCTAACAGTGCAACAACTTGCATCATAGTATTATTTAACTGATCTAGCTTGGCATCTCCGCCAGTCTGATTATATGCTGCTGCTTGAGAGCCAGCACTGCTATTTTGCGAATTGTAAAAGGCTTCTAGTAATTCTCCTGCAGGAGTATTTCTTGGAACAACTGCTTCAGGACCATGTAAAGTTGCAAGTTTGCCAGCGCCAAAATTTTCAAATCCATTAGTACCGTTAGAAAACTGCGGAGTTGAGCCTACTAATTCAGGATACAATGATTCTATCATTGTCCTAATTTGATTATCTGATGTGAGTGCATTATCGCCGCCAATCAGGTCGGTAAATGGATCAGTGATAAGTGATAGTCCTTTGCCTAAAGCGCCAAAGGCGCCCTCAATACCGCCATTATCGATGGATCTATTTTGCCAAT